AACAATAGGAATAGATGATAATGGAAAAGTATGGGGTTGGGGATATGGTTTTAATGGTCAATTAGGTAATAATGATTTTCCATACCGAACGACGCCAGTAATGATTACAACAATATAAATAAACTTTTTATTATAACATGAAAAAACCAATAATAGTGATAACGCATGAACGTTCAGGAACGCATCTATTAATTAATTTAATTAATTATGATAAAAATGGAGATTTTCTAACAATTGGTTATATGAATCCAACCGAAAAATTTATATTAGATAATTATAAACACCAAACATATAAAGATATTATAGTAAATACTTATCTGGAAAATTCAGTATCTAAATCACATCATCAAGTAGAATTTATCTTACCATATATGGATTTTTTATTTGATAAATATAATGTTATTTATTTGAAAAGAGATATTAAAGATGTATTAGTAAGTTATCATAGATTTTTAAATGCGGATAATGAATTAAATCCTATACCAAATTTTCCAACATTAAAAGAATGGATATTTTCAAATCCAAAAGAAATTGGTTATAAATTCTTTGCCGATTATCCGGATCCTCATGTTATTATTGAACCAAACAATTATATAGAAAGATGGAAATTGCACACAGAAGGTTGGTTAAAATATAAAGATAATATATTAGTATTAAACTATGAAGATTTATTATCGGATTTTAATAATCAAAAATTAATAATCGAGAATTATATAGGTAAAAAAATAGGAAATAGTATACCTGACATAAATTGTAAAAAACTTCCAAATTTTAATCCCGGAAAAGGAATATCCGGAGGATTTGTAAATTTTATGAACGATGAATTAATTTTAAAAATTAATAATTATTTATAATTTTTTTCAAAAACATTAGACTTTTACAAAAAAAAATATTATATTAATAAAAAAATATAATATGAGTATTAATAAAGAAAATTTAGTGTTAACTATTTCAATTGGTAAGTATTATGAAGAATTATCGTCACACACATTACCATCAATTAAAAAATACGCAAAAAAAATAGGGGCCGATTTTTTAAACATTTCAGAATTCAATAAAGATTACATTACACAAAAATGGAATAAATTTTATATCTATGAACTTTTAAATAAATATAAAAGAATCATATATCTGGATATAGATTTAATCGTTAGGGAAGATACACCAAATCTTTTTGATATCGTCCCTGAAAATAAATTAGGAATGTTTAATGAAGGTCAATATACTCCACGTGGCGAATTTCTCGAACAAGCATCAGAATATTATAAAGAACCAGTAAAAGAATGGAACGGAAAATTTTATAATTCTGGCGTAATGGTTATATCAAGAATACATAAACAAATTTTTAAAATACCAAAAGGTATTAATTTTGTTGAAACCGATCAACCATATATAAATCTTAGAATTACTAATGATAAAGTTTCCATGTTTGATTTGAATTATAAATTTAATAGAATGGACATATTGGATAAATTTTTAGGAATATCAAGATTAGATTCATATGTCGTACATTATGCTGGAGCTCCACAAGAAATTATTATTGATGTTTTAAAAAAAGATATTGAACAATGGAAATCCGACTCTCCGGAATATGATTATAAAAGAAACATCCTTATATCTGTTACTGCAGGAATGGGAGATCAATTATGCTCAGAACCAGTTATTAGATTTACACAAAAATTATATCCAGATGCTAATATGTTTGTTGTAACGCATTTTCCAAGATTGTTTGAACATTTAGATTTACCAGTTTTAAAATATGATGATTGGACTGGATCACCAGAAGCTATTTTAACTATGTATACCTGTCCAGATGATGATAAATCTGAACATCATTTGTCCCACGTTTTATTTCACCCAACAGATTTTGCTTCAATGTCAATGATTAAGAGAACAATACCAAACATTGAAAAAACAATTAAAATAAAAGTTGATATCGAAGATGTGTCCACAATAATCGATATGACGAGAGAAAAACCGACAGATAAAAAATTAGTTTTAGTTCATCCCGGAAAATGGTGGCCATCTAAAACATTTCCAATTGAGTGGTGGCAAGAAGTTGTCGATAAATTATCGGAAAAACTTTGTGTTGGAATAATTGGTAAGACAATTGACGATAAACAAGGATTTTTACCAATAACTTGTCCTAAAGATGGAATAGATTTTAGAGATTTAACATCATTAGGTGAAATGATTGCGTTAATTTCTTTATCAAAAGTTACATTAACGAATGATAGTTCACCAGTACATATTGCCGGAGCATTTGATAATTGGTTAGTAACAATACCAACATGTAAACATCCTGATCATATGATTCCATTTAGGAATGGTACTCAAAATTATAAAACAAAGGTTTTATATAAAAAATTACTATTAGATGATTTAGAAATTAGACATACGGAATCATATCCAGATACTATTGATACCATTCCATCAGGAAAAACTATGTATGATTATCTACCTGATGTTGATACGGTTGTTAATGAAATTTTTGACATATATGATAATAAAGAATAAATTTGATTCATTTATACCGTTGATGTATAATGACGAATGTGAATTTATTTCTAATTTTTTAAATGACGATGATATTTTATTGGAATGGGGATCAGGAAATTCTACAATATATTGGTCAGGATTAGTTAAAAAAGTTATTACAATAGAACATCATAAAAAATATTATGATTTTGTGGAAAAAGTGAAAAATGGATATGGTATAACAAATATTAAACAAATTTTCATTCCGCCAAATGATAATTTAACTGAATATGGAAAATTTATTGATTATATTGAATATCCAAAAAATAATAATATAAAATTTACCAAGGTTTTAATAGATGGTGAGGCAAGAAATTTTTGTGCAAAATCTATTGTTAATATAATAAATGAGAATACTATAGTTTTTGTACATGATTTTAATAATAAAAAATATCAGGAAATTTTAGAAAATTATAGTATAATAAAACAACTGTCATCCCACGAAAATATGGGAATTGTTGCATTAAAAATAAAAAAAAATAATGAATAAATACGGATTTTTCACCCCATTAATGCATAAACACGAATATGAATTTATTGAAAAATATTTAAATAAAAATGATATTTTATTGGAATGGGGATCAGGTAATAGTACGTTATATTTTTCAGATTTAGTGACAAAGATTATATCTATTGAACATGATAATGATTGGATTAATAATATTCAAATAGGTATAAATACATATAACATACCAAACATTGAATTAAATTATATACCATCTCATACTCCAGATCCAATTCCTTGCAGATACGAACAATTTAAAGATTATGTTGAATTTCCTAAAAATAATAATGTAAAATTTACAAAAGTTTTTATTGACGGTAGAGCTAGAAAATATTGTGCAAAATCAATATATGATATGATAGACGAAAATGTAATTGTTATGATTCATGATTATAATAGACCGGATTATCAATTAGTTGAAAAATATTATGATGTTATTGAACAATTAACGGATGGACAAGGAATAGTATCATTAAAGAAAAAAATCAATGTGATAAAAGATAATAATTACTATTAATAAAATGTCTAAAATTCAAGCTTTTACGTGTTATCAAAATAATATTTCTGAAAATATTGTAAAATATCAAAAAATGGTATTTGATTTATTTGGAATGAATCTAATTCAGGAATATACAGAAATTGATCATCCCGAATACCTAGACCAAAAAATTAATAACATCGATTTTGATATTTTAGTTTTTTTTGATATAGACTGTATACCACTTAATCCAAATTTATATTCCTATATTATTGACAAATTATCGGATAATAATTCCATTTTGGGCGTTGAACAATGTAATATGAAAAAAGAAGGAATTTATGCTGGCCCCTCATGTTTTGGTATAACAAAAGATGTGTTTAATAAATTAGAAAAACCATCTTTTAAACCCACATATAGATCCGATACTGCCGGTGAATTCACATTTTCGTCTATTGATAAAAACGTAAACGTGAAACTATTTAACATTAAAAAGTCATTAAATAAAAAATGGAAGTGTGGAGATAAATTTTTCGGAAATGGTACAACATATGAAGATTGGTTATATCATCAATTTGAACTTGGTAGATATTACAAGCATCCAAATTTAAAAATTTATGAATATCAATTTATAAATAAATGTAAGGAAGTTATAAAGAAATATGAAAATTACAGTATCAATAACAACTAAAAATAGATACCACACTACATTATCGTTAACTATGTTATCAGTAATAAATCAAACTTTATTACCATATGAAATAATTTTAGTTGATGATAATGAAAAAAAAGAATTTTATGATATAGAAATTTTTAAAATTATTTTAAAACTCATGAAGTTGAAAAATATTAAATTCTCATATTATCACGGAGAATCGAAAGGCCAAGTATATGCACAACAAATAGCATTAGATAATTGTGAAACAGATTGGTTATATAAAATTGATGATGATAATATATTAGAATATAATGTTTTAGAACTATTATCTAATTCAGTAAATGAGAAAACTGGCGCGATTTCTGGTCTAATTTTTTGTTGCGAACAAGATAAAAATAGATTATCGGAAGAAACAATAATTTTTAACGATTTAAGTAACATTTTTTCACATTTTAATATACAATTTTGTGGAGGACAAGATAAATCAATTAAAAAATGTGAACATTTATATAGTAATTATCTATTCAACACAAAATTAATTAAAACATATTCTTTAGAATTTTCTCCTGCCGGGCATAGAGAAGACACGGTTTTTACACATTCTATATTTCGAAAAGGATATGAATTATTGGTTAATCCTATGGCAATAACATATCATGTTAATAATAAGACTGGGGGTAATAATATTTATATGTTTGATTCCATTGTTAAAAATGAAGAATTATTTATAACTAAATTAGAAGAATGGAATTATATACCAGAAAAAATACTAATAATTAGAGAAAACAACAAAATATTCTCTAAAAATATAAATAACAATAATATTAATTTAATATACAGTTATTAAAAACTAAAATAATTTAAAGATATGAGATTTGAAGATGAAGTTATTCAATATTTAATTGAATTATGTAAAAACGGAACATTTATTTCGGGAAATGTGGTGGGAATTAATGAATCATTAGAAACATCAGATGCTAATGTTATGGTTGAAGTGAATGATAGTATTAACGAAAGAACTATTCTTATTTATAAAAAAAGTTCTGTACTTACTTGGAAATATATATACTTAATTAAAAATAAAGATCAAGATGCCTTATTTGTTCAACCAACAGATTGGACATATTCTGAATTTATAAAAAGAATTGTTACCCCAGTTTCGTTAGTATTAGAATATCCACAATTTGAAGTTTGGTTTAGAATAAATAATCTCCCGATAGTAAATAAAAATGAAATGTTATATTGTTATTGTAATGAAATTTTACCGGAGCATCAGAATTTAATCGATCAACTTGCTGGTGTAATAACAATTGAAAATAAACCATAATAAAAAATTATATGATTAATGAAACATTAATTAGGTCAGCCGTTAAATCATTGTGTTGGAGAATAAGCGGGTTTATTATACTAGGTATAATTTCATATAGTTTCACCGGATTATGGACAGAAAGCTTATTGATATCCGGTTGGTTTAATGGTATTAGGTTTGTTCTTTATATTTTTCACGAAAGATTATGGAATAAAATTAAATGGGGTAAAGAATGATTTATTGGTTTACTGGTCAACCTGCAGCAGGAAAAACTACATTAGCTAAACTTTTAGAAAAGTATATTTCAAATGTCATTCATATTGATGGCGACGATATAAGAGATATATTTAAGAATAAAGACTATTCAGAGAACGGTAGACGAATAAATATTCAAAAAGCACAGGATATATCAATATTTTTAAAATCTAAGGGATTTAACGTAATTGTATCATTAGTTTCACCGTATGAAGATCAAAGAGAAAAATTTAAAAATGATAACGATGTGATAGAAATATATGTTCATACAGATGATATTCGAGGTAGAGAAAATTTTCATGTCCAAAATTATCAACCTCCCCAAAAAAAATATATAGATATAAACACCACAAATATATCTGAATTAGATTCATTAAAAGAATTATTGGAAAAAATTGAGAAATATTAGAATCTCATTACTATAAAAATCAAAATCATCTTTGAGGTTTAATGATATTTATAATAAAAAACTATGCTAATTACCCCTCTTTATAATATTGAAAATATTACCAATCCATTAGAATTTAATATTAATACCGGAATAACAATTGATGACGAAATTGTCACGATAAGACCTAGAACCGAAAAAGGATGGACATTAGACTATATTATAAATAAAGAATCATTAACATGGAATTCTGGTAAAACATTTTATTATTGGGGTATAAAAGATGAACTAAATCCATTTTTTTATTTAGATAATAATCTTTCATTCTCATTTACTAATGACGGAGAAATAAATTGGAAATCATATAGATATAATGAATATTGTGATACAGTATCAGGATACACCGAAGAATATATACTAACATCAGGATCTACACCGGTTTTATGCTCATCTGGTACATCAACCGATTTTAATTTAACAATTACGTTTGAGAGAGATAGATCGTTTTATGATTGTGATATAGAGAATCAAGGGGGATTAAACGATCAAATTACGGGATACACAGTAACAAACCCCTACGGGGTTGTAACCGGGGATACTGAAGAGTTTACTTTAGTTGATCAATTAGGTGAAAAATGGTTAAAGGAAAGTGAAATGAGAATGGGTACTCTTAAATTTTACTTAAATGGTAGACTATTTTATAAAATAATTAATTGGGAAGAAATTATTCCAACGGTACGAGCGTCATTAAATCCTATTATACAAGTTATTGGGGGTGGAACAACTGGATCCGGTGAAATACATCGTGGAGTATCAGGTTTTAATATCAAACGAATAATGTATTATGAAGAGCCATTATCATATCTTCTAGTTCGGAATAGTTATCTTGACGCTAAATTACATTATGATATTACTGAATGTTATGAACCATGTTCGGATTTATATCCGTTCTTTACCTATGTTGTCAAACCAATGTTATCGTTTGAAGGTATGGAAGATTGGGGGTTCGTAGAACTATATTTCATGAATGATACAGGTTTTACTCATCAATACACTCCAACCGAAATTGGAAATGGTTGGATTGAGCCCGGAGGTGGTGCAATTCCAATATATTCAATGTTTCCGTTTCCTCAAATCGGGGTTACTAATGATAATGGTAGTTTAATTTATCGATATACGTATGATCCGTTCCATCCATTAATTCATGTTCAATATCCAATATTTTCTGGAACTACTAGGGAAGAATACCCAATTAAATTTAGAGTTAATTTTTTCTCGAATGGTACAAATACATCAGAATCATTATATTCATTAGATTTATATTATCTAAACATAATTAACACATTAGATGTTAGCCAATTTGTTAATATTAACCATTTGGATATTGCATTTTCAGATTTTTCTACATTAAGATTACCGGATACCGCCAATTCTGATTTGGGGTTTGACTTTCATTTATACAACGTATTAAATCTAAAAGAAGTTGATATGTCATCAATGATACTTTCAGAATATGTTGATAATAAAATACAAATTTGGTATTGTGAGAATATTGAGGTGGTAAAATTACCAAGTATGGGTAGAGTACATAGATTGGAACTAACATCGTTACCGGTAATACATATTGTTCAAAGTGGTACATCAATTTACGATCATACCATTATAATAAAAGATTGTCAATTATTGGAAACCATCGAGGGATTATCAAACGATTCACCATTAACTTTTTTACAAATTCATAAAATTAAACCAGATTATTTTGATGTGAAGATGTTTCCTAATTTAACTAATCGAAGTGGTGATGCTCCCGGGGTAGGAGATCCATGCACATATGATTTATCTCATAATAATTTTTCAACTGAAAGTGTTAACCATATATTAACTGATTTTGTAACAATATCAACATCGGGATATAATTTTAGAAAAATTGACTTAACTGGAAATTTTCCACCAGACGCCACAAGTGGGGGATATAACGGAATTGCGGCAAGAACAGCATTAGCCAATATGGGGTTTGATGTTAGAACCGCCTAATAAAAAACAAGATATTTATTATTATGGAATTCTATATAAGACAAGGGGCTAGTGACCCGATATTAAAAATGAAGTTGATTGATGACGGAAAAAACGATAAATCATATTTCAATGATTTATTGGAAAATTCTGATGTAACATTCGAGATGATCGATAATAAAACTAAGTTTCCTGTCATATTGGGTGGTATATGTGAAATAACTACCCGGGTTAACAAATTTAACCAAGTTTCCGACGATTATTATATAATTTACACATTTACTGAAGATCAAACATCCGACATTGGTAGATATGAAGGTAAATTCACGGTTCAATTTTTTGATTCATCACAACAACCGACAACAAAACTTATTGTTCCAATTAAGGAAAAATTATTTATTAACGTAATATAATTCCTCACTAATTTTTTTATTAACAAAATATTTCCTATATTTATTTTTGTAAGACTAACTACGATTTTATTCGTAAGCTAATGTGTCACTTTAAATTAAATGAATTATGGAAGAAATTATTTCACAGGAAGTCATTGAGCGCTTTCTAAACGGGGAAGACCCCGAAGAGTTTATTGTTGGTGTTGAGTATGATTACCGGACAAACACCATTTACAAAATTATTCAAGACCCTGTTCAGGGAAAAATGGTTAAACCAGACACACTTACTCCGTTCTTATGGATTGGTGATTTAACCGGATTGAATTTTTACAAAAACAGTAAGGAATTACAAAAGAAACAGATGTCAAAACATGGAATCCTGATTGAAAAATTGGAAACCTATGGTGACGCTCGGTTGGATAACGGACTTACTCACATGGTAAGGAGTATAAAAAGTTATACCGATCTGATAAGTTTCTTTAAAGACGGTGGACTTGATCCATGGGGTGAAAAAACCAAACAATACTTCCAAGTATTATCCCCGGTCGAACAATTCTTAATACAAAATAAAAAACGGTTATTTAAGGGTATTGACGAGTATGCCGACGTACATAGACTTGTATTTGACATCGAAACCACCGGTTTGGATCCTGAAACCTGTAAGATTATCTTAATTGGTATAAAGGATAATCGTGGAATGAAGAAAACCATTAATGCATTCGGTGAAGATGGTGAAATGAGATGTATTGCCGAATTTTTTGCGTGGATCGGTGATAGGATGCCAACAATCATCGGGGGTTATAATTCAGCTTCCTTTGACTTTCCGTTTATCGAAAGAAGAGCCGCAATTTTGGGTCTTAACATAAAAGATCTAACCAAATATATTACCAAAGACGGTATTAAAAGAAAAGACGGATCTCTGAAGTTAGCTAACGAAGTTGAACCATATAACCAATACATTCTTTGGGGGTTTAACATCATAGATATTTCACATTCGGTTCGTAGAGCACAGGCAATCAACTCTGATATTAAAAGATGGGGGTTGAAATATATTACTACCTATTTGGAAAAGGAAAAACCAAATCGTGTATATGTTGACGGTGCATTTATCTCGAAAATATATCTGGAAAACAAAAATTATTACATGAACCCTAAAACTGGTCAATATAGATTAGTTGGGTCACCCGGGACGGAAAATTTAATGGAAAGATTTCCCGGTAAATATGAAATTTGGAACGGTGAAAAAGTTGTTGAACAATATCTCGACGATGACTTATATGAAACAATGGTTGTGGACGATTCGTTTAGTCAATCAACATTCTTGTTGTCAAAACTGGTTCCAACTACATACGAACGTATTGCAACGATGGGTACAGCTACATTATGGAAACTTATCATGTTAGCATGGTCATATGAAAACAAATTGGCTATTCCGGAAAAAGGTGAAAAGAGATCAATCACCGGGGGGTTGTCACGTTTATTAAACGTGGGTTATGCTAAGAACATCGTAAAATTTGACTATGCATCTCTTTATCCATCAATTCAGTTGGTTTATGATGTATTCCCGGAATGTGATGTTATGGGTGTACAAAAATCCATGTTAAAGTACTTCAGAAATATTCGTATCAAATATAAAAGGATGACCGCTGAGTTCGAAAAAACAAATCCAATTTTATCGGAAATGTATGACAGAAAACAGTTACCTATCAAAATCTTTATCAACGCATATTTCGGTTCATTATCCGCACCATTGGTATTTCCATGGGGTGATATGGATAAGGGAGAAACTATCACTTGCGTCGGAAGACAATGTTTACGTATGATGATTATGTTCTATATGAAAAAAGGTTATGTTCCACTCGTAATGGATACTGACGGTGTTAACTTTTCTACCCCGGACGATATCGATACCCATACTTACGTTGGTAAAGGTTTCAATGAATTATCTGAATTAGGTAAGGAGTATAAGGGAATACACGCAGATACAGCAGAATTTAACGACATCTTCATGAGAAATGAAATGGGTCTGGATATAGACTATACCGCAGTATCATGTATTAACGTTTCCCGGAAGAACTATATCATCAAAATGATGAAAAAAGGTAAAGAAAAAATCAAATTGACAGGTAACACTATTAAATCAAAGAAATTACAACAATTTATCGTTGAGTTCTTGGACGAAGGATTAATTTTCCTACTAAATGGTGACGGTTTGTCGTTTATTGAACTTTACTATGAGTACGTACAGAAGATTTATAGTATGCAAATCCCATTAGCCAAGATTGCAAATAAATCCCGGGTTAAACAAAGTATTGAATCATATAAGAAACATATTAAGAAAACAACCAAGTCCGGGTCACTTATGTCAAGACAGGCACATATGGAATTGGTAATCCAAAACGACTATCAACCATCTCTGGGTGAAACTATTTTCTATATCAACAATGGAACTAAAAAATCCTCTGGTGACGTTCAGAAAATTGGATCGTACAATAGAAAATGGTCAGTAAAGGAAAAAAAGGAATATAAACTTGAACACGGTAAAAATCCTCCGTATGATAACGAAGTTATTAATATCAATTGTTATATGATTAACGAACAAGATATGATTAACAACCCGAATTTAACCGGGAACTATAATGTTGCTCGTTATATCACAAATTTCAATAAACGTGTTGAACCATTACTCGTGGTTTTTCATCCTGATATTAGAGACGAAATTATTATTGAGAACCCACAAGATAGAGGATATTTTACAAAATCTCAAACCGAACTCGTAAATGGATTTCCATTAAAAGAATCCGGTCAAGATAAACTCGATGAAGTAATGACATTATCCGATAGTGAAGTACTGTTTTGGAACCGTATAGACCGCGATCCTTACTTTATGTATGTTGAGGACACCCTTAAACTTGCTGATCAAAAATGGGTTGATTTCAACCGAAAAGTGGTTAAGTTTCAAGAAGAAAGTAACCAAACGGTTAATGAAGATGAAATTATCGAATCAAATGGTAATGATTATGCGTTACATGCAATATATGTTTAACAAATAACCCCCGGAGGGGGGTTATTTTTTGCTTTCAAATAATTGATAATTTGTTGCGTAAGTAACTAATTTATCAACTTTTATATTACCGGTATTTCTCTTACCGGTTTTTTTATTATAAAGTGTTATGTTTATAGTACCGTCTTTCCGATTAATATTACCTCGTTGATTAATTTCAATTTCCACATTATCATTATTAAGAGTAAGAGATCCTTTAAAATATTTTCTGATTATGTTTTTAAGTGTTTCTTTATCCTCTTCGTATTGTTCCCCGGAATAATGATTTTCGTCATCATAATCATCCTCATCATCAGAATCATCCCCAAAATTGAAAATACTATGTATTAAATCATCATCCCCGATAATTTGGTTTAAAACATCATAAGGATTGTAATAATTATCATTACCCATATTAAATAATGGAGAATCACCATCATCCTCGTCATCATAATATTCTTTTAATGGTTTAATTAATGTCCACATAAATTCTTGTGAATTGGGTTCCTCATTTAAATTTACAATAACGTACACAAATCCATACTGACTATAATTGTTCCATGTCTGATAGTTATTTATTCCATATGTAAAACACCATAATGAATTACAACCAATTAGTTTAATTGCATCCGCAGTTAGAACTTCAAGTACTAAGACATTATTTTTATCATAGATTGGAATAATATCGCCATCACTTTGCTCGATTATTTCCTCAATTTTTTTCCTATCAAAATCTCCACCACCTATTAGATTTTCTTTTTCATCAGTAAATCTTGCTAAATCTTCCATGGTAACATTTGATTTGTACATTTTTTGAAGAATTTTATTCTTTGTCTTTTCGTCCCTATTATCAAGATATGAAATGTTTGTAAGAAAATATCTGAATAGATCATCATAACGATTCATTTCAGATACATCTCGTTCTTTTCTAATATCAGATCTAAGATTTCGAATAGCAATTGATGGTAAATTTTTAAGGTTGTCAATATTTTTTTGTCTATCTGATATTATATTATATAAACTCTCCCCGGAGGGGTTATATATGTTGAATCCTTTAATAGGAAAGACATTTTTATTATAGTTTAATATACACCTATGAATATAATATAAGTTCTTTTTAACATTATAAAACCCCCAATTATCTTTATAATGAAAGTAAATATCAGATATCAATTTAGTGGTTTGATCACCCCGAGTGATGTTCATAATGAAATGTTTATCTTCCGGGGTTAATTTTCCCGTATTAAAATAAACTTTATCCGCTAACTGAACATTTTCAGATAGATTTATTAACTGAGATTCATTGATTAATATTTTCATATTAGATTACTTGAATTGGATAAACCATTGGTCTCATTTTCATTGCTCTGTTTAGGTTTTCGGCTTCACTTGCCTTTCTTTCAAGAAGTTTATCTGGGCGTAATCTTTCTAATCTCAATCTTAGTTCTTCAATAAGTTTTGTTTGTTCATCTTTACCTTCGGTAAGTAATGATTGATAGTCTAATTTTACTTCACTATCCGGAACTTTAAGATCCCCGGAGAATTTACCCCAAACTCTACCTAATCCTTGTTTTGCATAAGAAATTAAGAATTTTCTAACCCAGTTTTGTGCCGGACTATTTAAACTTTCCCATGTTAGAATTTCGGTTTGAACGTCTGAAGGTAATTTTATAACATCTTTATTTAAATCAAGACAGGTGTCGTGATCATCTGTTGGGTAATACCAATACCATACTTTAAAGTTATTATTTTGTATTGATCCGAAGTCGAATCTACCACCCGGGACGTTATATAAGTGTACATTTTTTGTACCATTTGGCCCTGCGGTGATTCTATATGTTAATTCCCCACCGATAAGACGGTTTTTCATATTTCTGTCTTGCATCCTAGCTAATAAGTCATATGCGGGCATCATGAAATAAGACCCGGAAACACCAACTTGAGCAAATCCACCCACACCACCAAAACCAACACCACCAAGACCACCAAAACCCCCTAAGAAGGGGTCAACAATTGAATCCGACAATTCTGCTCTACTGAACCATAACAATTCATTAATTTCACGTCCGGCCGGAATATTATACATTTGTTGACCCGCAACTAATTGGATATAATCCTTTTTCATTTCGTATGGGCCATTTGCTTGTAATCCCACAATTTTTGAGTAGGAATATGAATATTGTGTTTCGTAATCTAAACTTCTATTTGTAAATGCCCGGGCTAATGACTGTACGTCTACATCAATACCGGCTAACGCTGACCATTGAGATTCAATTAACCAATCATTTACGTATTGTTCATATTCAGAAATTGATAATTCCAAGAAGGTCACCATCTGTTCTACGGTAAGTTCAATACTACGCATTGGCATCCCAAGTAAATGAAATACTTGTGTAAATAATTTATCTTCTGATGCGGGTAAAATAATTTCTGACATATTGTTTTGTTTTATGATTGTTATTTAGTATCTTTGTATATAAATACTTTTTAAATCGATTATATATCATGGAAATTACAAATGAAAGATATGATGAATTAATGCAAGAATATTGGAGTTTACATATACAACATAAGTTTGATTGGTATTTGGATCATGAAGGTGAAAAAAATTCAATAACCTTACCAATAAAAGAAAACAATATATTATCATTTAAATTTGTTGATATGTCTGACAATAATTTGGAAATTTTACTTTCATCTAAGTTAATTGAATTAAAGGATCTCTTTAAGTAATTCTTTACTAAACCCTTCAGCATACTCACCGTCTCCTAATACTTGATCAATAATATTTTTTTTCTTATTCAAAATATTATAAACAATCATTTCAATAGTGTTTTCGAATATTGGGTAATAAACAAGTACATTATTTTTTTGACCATAACGATAGCTACGATCTTCAGCCTGACTATGATGTGATGGAACAAATGATAAATCATTCATAATAACACATTCGGAAGATGTTAATGTAATTCCCACACCGGCAGCCACAATGTTTCCAATAAATATTTTAATTTTTGGATCATTTTGAAATTTATCAATACTATTTTGTCTCTTTTCTTTAGTCATTCTTCCATCTAATACAACAGAATTTTTAGAATATTTTTCATGTAACATATCTAAGGTCATTGTAAAATTAGTAAAAACAATTACCTTTTTATCCTGTTCAATCATATTATCAATTAATTCACAAGTATATGGTATTTTCTCATATGAAATTAATTGTCTAATTTTCATTAATCTATTAATAGTTACGCTTATATTTTCTTTCTGTTTATTTTCGGTGGTAATTCTCATAAATTCTTCTAATTCATCATCATAATTAGTATTTTTTAGTTCTAAAAATATTGGCGTAATAATTTTTTCAGGTAAATCAAGAATTTCACTTTTCATTCTTCTAAGAATTGTACTTTTTGTTCTTTCTCGTAATTCATCCAAATTACTTGATCCACTTGTATTCCATATTTTTCGACCATTTACAGTAAAACGATATCCGGCACAATAACGATAAACATATTGTTGCCAGTTCAACGCTACCGGGGAATTAATTATATTAAGCAAATTAAAATAATTTATTGGTCTAGATGTCATTGGCGTTCCAGTTAATAACCAAACTTTAGGTATTTTATCAAGGATATCATTTAATAATTTTGTACGCAAAGCCGACGGATTAGAAATCATATGAGCTTCATCTATAATAGCTAAGTCAAACTTTTCATTTATTATTTGATTTGATTCATTATTTTCTAATGAATAATAATTTTTAACAATGTCATAATTTATAATGTAAAAATTATATTCCGAACTCCATTTTTTTCCTTCAACAATCAATGTTGGACGATTAGTATAAAATTCAATTTCTCGTTTCCAATTTATTTTAAGAGATGCAGGACAAACAATTAAAACTTTTTTAGATCCACTCTCTAGTGCACCAATAATTGATGATCCAGTTTTCATTAATCCCATATCATCAGCTAAAATGAATTTATTATTACATAATAATTTCTCAATAGCAACCTTTTGATGATCCATTGGTGGACGAGAATCATATGGTGAATAGTCTATAATTCGATTTAATTTCCTTTCAGGTTGAATTACCGCAGATTTTGGTATCCAAAACGCATGATTTTGTTGGGTATCCACAATTTTACCCCAAATATGAAATGCCTTATCGGAATCACATAATAATTTTTCACACCAGATAGATTCTGGGGGAACAGGTAATAATTGGTCTTCCATTAAACGTTCGGCAAACGAAATTACTATTTTTATTGGTTTTCTTGCAACTTTTGGGGTAATTGCATGATATTTTAAAACATAATCAGATTGTGTTCTGGTTAGTTTATGATTTTTAGTTGAGATGAACTTCTGTTTCCATTCTAAAAGTTGATTATTCGAACCTTCATATGTTGATAATATCTCTCTAGCTTCAATTTCGGGAATCTTTGTCTCCATGTGTTTAATATAAGAAAATATAATGTATAATTAAAGTATTTATATGTATATGAAAAAGATATCCTTTTTACTTTATGGTTTATTTTGCCCTAATACGCTTGAAATTAAATATGTGGGAATCACCACAAGAAATTTAATTACTAGATTTAATGAGCATTTAAAACATCCAACAAATCATATTATAAATAACTGGATTAATTCTTTAAACAAAAATAATCAGAAACCTCTTATAAAATTAATCACAGAATATAATAATTATGACGATTTATTATTAGGCGAAATTAATGAAATCAAAAAATATCGAGAATTAGGTGTAATATTATATAATATGTCGGACGGCGGAGATATAAACCCAATGCAAGGTAAACATCATACCGAAGAATCAAGAAAAAAAATATCAGAAGTACAAAAAGGAAGAATACGAACAATTGATGAGAAAAATAAACAAAAAGAAAGATTAAAAGAATTGTGGAATGATATAAATTGGTCAATAATTGTTCGAGAAAAATTTAAAAAAAGGCCCAAAAGATTAGGACAAATATGCTCAGATAAAACTAAAAAATTAATTAGCGAAATTCATAAAAAAAACGGACATAGTTTAGGTAATACCTATTGTCTAGGACATAAACATTCAGATATTACAAAGATGAAAATGAGTGTTAATAATTCAGGGGTAAATAATCCTATGTTTGGTAAAACAATATCAAAAGAATCGTCATTAAAACGATCCAAAAATGTTAAGAAAAATGGTACATATATAGGAAAAAATAATCCAAATTATAAATACGATATAAATAAAAATGAACTTTTTGATATGTATATAAATAAACAGTTAACATTAATTAATATTTCAAAAATATATGGGTGTAGTATATCAAATATTAAGAAAAAATTAAAAGAATATAAAATAAAAAAACCAAATTCAAATAAATATAATTTATCTCTAACCGAAATAATTACATATAAAGAAAATGGATTAAATTTAAAGAACATCGGTGAAATATATGGATGTTCAAATAAAATAATTTTCAATTTTTTAAAAAGACATGGAAAATAAATTACCTATAACAAGATTAGGTCGATTCTTCTCTGAAGAAGATTTTTTTTTTTACAGATATCTATGGGAGAAGAATATCTTCATGGTGACTTGAATATGAAATTAGTATTATATCGTGTTGACAGAGAAAGAACCGAAAATGATGACGTATATGCAGAATCGGGAAAAGATAGTATTAAATTCTTTTCACCGGTAGAATTTAATGGATTGGTAAAAATTGAACCTCCTAAAAATAGTTCATATAAAGGTGGCATGATAAGATATAATGAACCCGGAAATTTAACTATTTCTGTATATCTTAAACATTTGGAAGAATTGAAAATAGAAATAAAATTTGGAGATTACATCGGTTATCCTGAAAGTGAAGGAAGAATTCGATTCTACACCGTTTCTAACGATGGTAGGGTCGTTTCTGACAACAAACACAACCTATTTGGATATAAACCATATTACCGGACAATAACTTGTGTACCGACCCAAGAAAACGAATTTAGAGGTGTATAATGAAAATATTAATTACCGAAGAACAACAAAAAATTATCAATGAATATATTGACCCATCCGAAGCTCATAATGAGGTGGATTCGGTTAAAACATTGTGTGATGAAAAACGTGGGGTAGCGTTTCTTGCCGGAATGAATATTACCACATTTCGTATTGTTGCTCAGATGATTTGTGATTGTAAATTACGTCATATCAATGTACCTTCAAATCCACATATAGCATTTATTGTATATCGTAAAGGTTATGAAAAACAGGCACAGGAATTATTAAATATTGCAGAGAAATATGGCGGTTACTTGGATGCTATGGCAACTGAAGAAGATTCTCGAAAAATCGGTGAATTATTAGAATATGATCCGAAGGAAGTTGAGGGGTTTATAAAAAGAATGAATATTAGAAAACAACAATATGGGCGTACCTAAAAGAAAAAATGACATAAGTGTATATCGGACAAAGGAATTAACCGAAAGAAGACAGGAATTATTGGATAGTATAACTGAATCTGATACTTTTTTACCTGATTCAATTTTACATGATGATCTTGATATGGGTATGCTTGAATTTGTTAAAGAAAATCTAAAAGTTATATCGGACGGTGAACAAATACCTATTATTCCAAAAATATTAACAATTCAAAGATGGGGCGAAATTAAAAACAATTGGTCGTTTGCTGACGTTGACGGAAATATCAAAGTTCCGTTTATTGGTATTATTCGAAAACCAGATGTTCAACCCGGAACAAATCCCTCAATACAAAGAACCATTCCAGATAGAAGAGATTTTTATTATTCAACAATAAAAACATGGAATGGATCACAAATCGGGGCTGATGTATATAAAATACCGCAACCGGTAGCCGTTGATATTAGTTTTGAAGTCACCATTGTTTGTCATAAATTCAGAGACTTAAACCGGTTTAATAAAATGGTTTTACAAAAATTCTCATCGAGACAATCGTATACAATGGTAAAAGGTCATTATATCCCAATTGTTTTGGATCGAATTGTCGATAGTTCACCAATTGATTCATTAGACGGTCGTAAATTTTACGTCCAAAATTATGAATTAACTATGTTAGGATTTTTATTAGATTCAGATGAATTTGATGTTAAACCGGCAATTAGTAGAATGTTGGTAATGACGGAATTTATTACGTCACCTAACGTGGTTATTAGACCAATTGAACCCGTTAATCCTCATGAAGGTAGTGTGATAATAAAAACAGCAACATACACCGCAGAAGGTCAATCTGTATTTAGTGTTGGGGAATCAATTTGTCAGTTATTTTTTGTTACCGTAAATGGTGATATTCAAGAATTGGGAGTAAACTATTTTCATATAGGATCAACCTCTAAAATTACCTTTCCAACACCCCCGGTGGTTGGTAGTATTATAATGATTTTGTATTCACCGTGTGGCCATGATAAATTTTATAATGTTTTTGGAACACCAATCTTTTTTGAAACCGAAAATTTTATATATAATGGTTCAACGTTAACCTTTAATCTTACTCATAAGGTAGATTCAATTATTTATTTAGTTATTAATGGATTAGTAGAGATTTTAAACAGTGCGTACTCAGTTAGTATCGATGGAATGAGTGTAACGTTGTTAAATACCCCGGTAAACCCATCTTCAATTAGTATTTGTTATGCATATTAATTATTCGTCGTAAATATCCTTTTTTTTAGGTTTACAATTCTCATCAATTAATTTTTCTAAAAATTTATAGATTTTTATACCACTTTTTTCACAATGATTTTTTAACATATCATGGTGATATGAACTGATTTTGACGTTTTTTGGTGCGTTTTTCATATTGAAGGATAATTTAATATAAAATAAGATAGTATACTATCTTAAATATAAAACTTACGTAAATCTTTGCTAAAAACAAAGATATTTATTGAATAACTAATAAATAAATTTAATTAAATATCATTCAATGGCAAATTCAAACAAAGTATTCGTTTCTCCCGGGGTCTACACTTCAGAGAAAGATCTAACATTTGTGGCTCAAAGCGTTGGAGTAACTACTTTAGGTTTAGTTGGGGAAACACTTAAAGGCCCCGCTTTCGAACCTATTTTAATTACAAATTTCGACGATTTTAAAACATATTTTGGATCTACTTCACCGGAAAAAGACGGAAGTACAATTAAAAATCCGAAATACGAACTACCGTATGTTGCAAAATCCTATTTACAGGAATCTAATCAACTATTCGTTACCAGAATTCTTGGTTTAACGGGGTATAAACCAAATAGAGTATTTGGTATTACAACTTTGGGTGGAATTAACGACCCATCGAGTATTGCACCAACATTTACCACCGGTACATTAGTACCAACAACTGATCCAATTACCGGTATTACTGATAGTGATTATTATTCATTGTTATCTGGAAAAACATCAACAGATGGAACAGTACCAACATTTTTAACAAGTAAAACTTATGCTGATAATAATTGGTTTACAATTGGATTGGTTCCTGATTCTGGAACAACTGGGTTATTACCAATAAATAAAATTACCGGCCCGATTGGTTCTGAAGTTGGATCACCTTGGTATAATGAATATTTTGTATCGCCAAATTTGGTTTATTCATATTTGTTCGTTTATAATTATGGAACAACACAATTTGACGTAACTCAATATGTGTATACTGGAGCAATTGTTAATAGTACATATAATAATCTAACAGTTGCATATTTAAGTTCAAGGGGTCATTATAGTGGTAATACATTAGTGTTAGAGGTAACACATGATTCTGGGGTTACAATTACTCCAACAACCGGAACAAATATATCTTCAGATCCATTAGCAACATTTGATATCAGTATAACTACCGATCTTCAAATTAATAAAAAATTTACATGTAGTATGGATACCACAAACTCAAAATTCATTACAAAAGTATTGGGAGTTGATGTTTTTGATAAAAAAGAAGAAGACTTTCCATTATATGTAAGTGAATCATATCCAAAATTGGTTAAAGTTTTACATGATAGAGGGTTAATCAGAGGATTAAATGTTAGCAAAATATCTTACAACGCAGATACAGAATTTATGACATCATGGAATTATGACGCTACACAATCCCCTATGGTCGTTTCTGAAGTACGTGGTGGACAAGTACATGATTTATTTCAAGTATTAACCATTTCTGACGGTAATGCCGCTAACTATCAAATTAAAATTTCAATTGTAAATATTAACCTTGAAACAGGTGAATTTGATATTCTTGTTCGTGACTTTAATGACACCGATGAAAATCAAGTTGTAATCGAAAAATTTTCAAGATGTACAATGGATCCAGATAAACCGGGATATGTTGGTTTAAAAGTTGGAACGTCTAATTTGGAATACGAATTAAAATCGAAAAACATTATGTTGTCGATTGCTGATAACGCTCCATCAGATGCAATTCCTGCCGGTTTCGGTGGTTATGTATCAAATACTTTATATGGTAATAACGGATCTACCGGTACTACGTTGGGAAATATCTTCTATAAAACTGAATATTATGATGCAGGAAATCCATTGGATGAAGCCGGTGATAAAATAAGAAAAGTTTCGTTGGGAGTATCTTCAAAAATAGGATTCGATAAGGATTTATTTAAATTCAAAGGTGTAAACACTCATAATAAAGTAACCCCCGGATTCCACTTATCGGTAAATGCAAGTACAATTACCGGAGGAACAAATTCTGGATTTGCATATGATTGTACACCTTACGATTTGGAAGGAACAAACAAAGGTAAATTATCTGATATAAATTATCGTAAATTCACATTTGCTGTATATGGTGGATTTGACGGTTGGGACATTTATCGTAATGTTAGAACTTATGATGATTCAAATATCTTTGGTAAATCATCATATACAGCAAGAAATCAAACAAATGGTGGTGTATTTAACGACTCTGTTGGAAACTCTGATTATTATGCTTATTTAGAAGGTATTGCAACATTTGCTAACCCGGAAGCTATTGATATTAATGTTTTTGCAACACCCGGAATTAATTTCTACGATCACGCATCTTTAACATCCTTATCAATCGATATGGTTGAAACAGATAGAGCCGATTCATTATATATTATCGGTACACCTAACCGTTCAACAGTTGATGAAGTTGTTGGTGATTTAGATACTGCTTCGTTGGATACTAACTATTCAGCCACCTATTGGCCTTGGATTCAAATCAGAGACAATGATAATTCAACACAACTATTTATTCCACCAACCGGTGAAGTTGTGAGAAATATTGCATTGACTGACAACGTGTCATATCCTTGGTTTGCAATTGCAGGATACCAAAGAGGTCTAGTAAATTCTGTTAAAGCAGTTAAAAAATTAACCGCAGACGAAAGAGATACTTTATATAAAAATAGGATAAATCCAATTGCAACATTCTCCGATACCGGAACGATTATTTGGGGTAATAAAACTCTTCAAGTTAGAGAATCGGCATTAGATAGAATAAATGTAAGAAGATTACTGTTGAGAACAAGAAAATTAATATCTGCCGTTGCAATCAGATTAATCTTTCAACAAAACGATGATGAAGTAAGAAATGAATTCTTGAGATTGGTTAATCCTATTCTTGAAGCAATTAAAAAGGAAAGAGGACTTTATGACTTCAGAGTTACAGTTTCAAGTGATCCTGAAGATATAGATGCAAACACATTGAGAGGTAAGATTTATATCAAACCGACCCGTTCATTAGAATTTATTGATATTGAATTTGTAATAACACCAACCGGGGCTTCATTTGAAAATATTTAATTGGTCTATGTGTTTAAACAAAGAAAGGGTGTTCGTCACCCTTTTTTTGTTTTCAAATTTTTGTATTGGGCCCAATTAGCAGAGCTAATATATATTATAGTTGCTAGCAATTATTAAATAATATTATAATCGCTAGCGACTTTGCTAGCAATTATTTTATTCTAAATATTTATTATGAGATACTGGTGGCGTTTTGGGCCCAATAGAATTTTTTAAAAAAATACGGAAAAAAAATGACAAAATCAAGCATAAATTGATATTATGTTAAAATAATTGAAAATATTTTTAATCCAACATATTTATAAGAATAATAACGAAAATTAATAAGAATATAAAATGGCTGATTTACTGATGAAAATGCCGGTTCCATTCGAGCCGAAGAGAAAAAATAGGTTTATATTGAGATTCCCCTCATCCATGGGTATCAACGAATGGTATGTGACATCCAGTGCTAGACCTTCCGCAAAAATTAACTCAACTGAGATTCAATTTTTGAACACCTCAACTTATGTTGCAGGTAGATTTGTATGGGAAGAAATGAAAATAACTTTCAAAGATCCAATTGGCCCATCTGCGTCACAAGCGTTGATGGAATGGTTTCGTTTACATGCTGAGTCTGTTACCGGTAGAATGGGTTACGCAGCGGGATATAAGAAAGATATTGAACTTGAAATGCTAGACCCGACCGGTGTAGTTATCGAAAAATGGATTATTCAAGGATGTTTCCTTACTAGCTTAAACTTTGGTGATTTAGATTATAAAGCTGATGATTTGGCATCTATTGATTGTTCAATTCGTATGGATCGTTGCATACTTGTTTATTAAAAAATTGATAATTAAACACATATAAAATGTTTAATTAATTTTAATATTTTTTTAAATAACCCTTCCATCCTAAAATTAAATTCCGTATATTTATCTAAAAATAAGTATATGGAATTTTCTTTTTTTACCACAGATAATAAATCTGGATATAAAACAAATGAAATATGGATTTCAAAAAATTACCCTGAATTACATTGTAATATCATTGAATATTCAAACAATTTTAATTTAGTAATGAATTTTAAAGAAAAAATTTGGTTTTATTTTAATAAATTAACCGAAAGGCCAAAATGTGTTACATGTGGTAATGAAATTAATTTTAGAAATCGATTTGATAAACCATATGGTAATTTTTGCTCTTTAAAATGTATTAATGAAAATAAAGAAGAGATGACGAAACGACAAAAAGAAACATTTAATAAAAAATATGGTGTTGATTTTTATCCAGAACATCCCGATTTTATTAAAAAACAGAAAAAGACAAAAATGGAAAGATATGGTGACGAAAATTTTGTTAACATAGAAAAAAGTAAAAAGACTAGATTGGAAAAATACGGTAATGAAAATTATGTTAACATTGAAAAATATAAAATAACCTGTCAAAACCGATACAATTCAGATAATTATTCAACATCCAACACATATAAAAATAAAATAATATCGAAGTATAAAACATTACATCCTAATATTAATTTTATTGACATTGGAAAATTGATCGTCAAAATAAAATGTAAAAAATGTGGTAATGAATCTGAAATTACTAAGCAATTATTATACGAACGAGAAAAACGAAATTATGATTCTTGTACTCACTGCAATCCAATAGGACAATCATTTAGAAGTGGATATGAACATGAAATTGGGAATTTTTTAAATGAATTATCCGTAATTTATACCCCATCTTCTAAAATTATGGAAAATAATCAAGAAATCGACATTTACATTCCGGATAATAAATTAGGAATTGAAGTTAATGGAAATTATTGGCATAATGAATTATTTGTTACCCCAGATTATCATTTAAAAAAGACAATTAGATGTAATGAAAAAAACATTGAATTAATTCACATATTTGAAGACGAATGGGTAAAAAAATCTGAAATTATTAAATCTATTATCAAATATAGATTGAATAAAACTGATAATACTATTTTTGGTAGAAAATGTATAATTAATGAGGTTTCTTCGGAGATTTCTAAAAAATTCTTAAATGAAAATCACATTCAAGGTAATGTTAATTCAAAAGTAAGACTCGGGTTATTTTTTAAAAACGAATTGGTATCGTTAATGACTTTTTCCAAAGGTAGAGTTATAATGGGAGGAAAAGAAGATGAGTGGGAACTAAACCGGTTTGTAAATAAAATTAATACAAACATAATCGGAGCATCTAGTAAGTTATTTAAATATTTTGTGAAAAAATATACTCCCCAGAGGGTTATTTCATATTCGGATATTAGACTTTTTAATGGAAAAATGTATAATTCATTAGGATTTATTGAAAAATCACAATCAAAGCCAAATTATTGGTATGTAATAAATGGTTTAAGATATTATCGATTCAACTTCCGGAAATCAATATTAATAAAAGAAGGGTTTGATAAAACCAAAAGTGAACGAGAAATTATGTTTGATCGTAAAATATATCGAATTTACGATTGTGGTCACATTAGATGGGAATATAATTTACTAAATGAAAAAAAATAATTATAATAGTTATATATAAACAAGAATTATGGACGAATATAGAGTTGACCCAACAATTGCATTTGATATGGTAGAGTTACCGAGTAGAGGTATATATTACCCCAATAAAAAGAAAACAATTAAAGTGGCTTATTTAACCGGCCCAGATGAAGATATATTATCATCACCAAATTTAGCCCAAAGTGGCGAAATTATTAACGAGTTGTTAAAAAGAAAAATTTTAGACCGGGACGTTAAATTCGAAGACATTGTTGAAGAAGATCGTCAAGCGGTATTAATATTTTTAAGAAACACGTCATTTGGTTCTGAATATAAAATTAAAGACTTAATTGACCCAATCACTAAAAACCCGTTTGAAACAACAGTTGATTTATCGGTATTAAAAATTAAGGAATTCAATTTAGTTGAAGATGTTAACGGAGAATACCCATATTTTATGGAACGGAGTAACGTTAATATTACATTTAAGTTTCTTACAAAGGCACAGGAGGACGAAAATGAAAAAATTAAACTTAGTTGGAATGGAATTGGTGTTGCTCCAATAGTATCTAAACCAATTGAAATGATGATTAAATCGGTGAATGGAAATAAAGATATGATGGAAATTCATAACTTTGTTGCTAAAATTCCAATTGTTGATCAACAAAAATTCAGAAAATATGTTAATGAAAATAAACCGGGTTTAGACCTGACACAAATTGTAACCACCCCATCAGGAGAAAATATCCAAGTTCAAATTGGATTTGGGGTAGAGTTTTTTCGCCCTTTCTATGGAATATAAGAAAATGCAATTGGATGAAATTCTCTTTCTTGTTAATCGTAATTTTACTTATTCGGATGTACGTTTAATGCCGATACACATCCGGAGATATTTAATTCAATATATTAATGAAAAGGAAAATTCATAGTATAATATTTATATGATATGAATGATGTAAGATTACGTGGTGCCGCAACAGTAGGAATAGCTGATTTCAGTGTTGAATGGATAGCCCAAGGTGGTGTAAATAACCCGGCAACAATTTTAAGTATGTATACCGTATTTACTTCCCCAATACCTACTGCCGGTGCAGGGGGTGGTGGAGGAACTGGTGGTGGTGGAGGAACCGGTGGTGCTTATGCTCCGATAGGTGGTAAAGGTGGTTTTATGACCGAATTATTAAAGGCATCATCATCCAGACCTATTAATGCTCAAGAAACTTGGTTTAGTGCCGCCGATATTAGTAATGCTGTATCATTCAAATCAATTGTTGAATCTTTAAGTCACCCTGCTACCCTTTTCAAGGATATTATGGGTAAGGTAGGAAATTATGCGGTTGAATATGTTGATGAACAAACTAAATTATTAGAAACCATTAATCAACAAACCGGATTAATGAATGAAATGTCTGACGGATTAAGGGAAGAAATTACTCAAACAATTCCAAGAGCCGTTGAATTAGGTATTTCATTTCAAGAAATGGCATCTTCAGTTACCGATATGGTAACAAAGTCGGGTAGATTTAAATTAATTGACCAAACAACTATTGAAAATGTCGCGTTAGCCAGTAAACTTGTGGGTACTATGGGTGAAACCATGGAGATGATGCCTAATTTCCAAGAAGTGTCTATGGGTGTTAAGGATGCCTCGGACGCTATTATGAAATCTGGATTATCATCAATTAAATTAGGATTAAATGCTCGGGAAACAACCAAAACATTATCAGTAAACTTAGATAAAATGAATCAGTTCGGTTTTAAGAATGGAATTGATGGTTTAAACCGAATGGTTCAAAAGGCTCAAGAATTAAGAATGTCCATGGATACCGTTTTAGGTATTGCTGATAAAGTAATGGATCCTGAAAAGGCATTAGAAATGTCGGCAAACTTACAGGTAATTGGTGGATCGTTAGGTGATTTCAATGATCCAATCAAAATGATGTACATGGCAACGAATGATGTTGAGGGGTTACAAACCGCATTGGCTAAGAGTGCTGAAAGTTTGGTAACATTTAACCAAGAACAAGGTAGATTTCAAATATTTGGTGGGGATTTAAGACGAGCAAAGGCTATGGCCGCTGAAATGGGTATTTCATATAAAGAATTATCAAATACAGCAATTCAATCAGCTCAAAGAACCGCCGCAGCAAATGATTTAATGTCATCTGGGTTAAATATGAAAGAAGAAGACCGAGAATTTATTACCAATTTAGCTCAAATGAAAGGTGGTAAAATGGTCATTGAAATTCCCGAAAAATTACGTACAAGTTTAGGAATGGATTTAAAACAAACAACACTAGCATTAGATTCATTAACGGAAGCACAACGAAATGGTATTATGCAACAAAAAGAAGGGTTTGATGCATTAACCGTTGAAGATATTGCTCAAAGACAATATACGGCACTTCATAATATTGAAAATATTGTAAATTCAATTTTACAAAAAATAACGGTCACAACAGGAAAGGGTCTTGAAAGATTAGGTAGTGAATTTGGTGTTACCAGAGAAAATAAAAATGAAATAGTTGATAAAGCACATGAAATTGGTGGTATTACAACACAATTCATTGATGGTCTTGGTAAGAGTTTTGATACATCAATACTCGGATTGGGTGATAAAATTAAAGGAATAGTTAAACCGTCAAATGTATCTTCGCCTGAAAAACCTAAAAACGTTGTACCAACACCCGCTCCAGTAACATCACCGGCTCCGGATAATAAAACTACTGGAATGGTTGAAACCAAACATACGGTTAAACTTCAAATTGAATCGTTAGGCCCAATAACTGATAAAATGGCTAGTTATATTTATCAAATGCCGGCATTTGCTCAAGAAGGTGCCGGAAGTTTCTTAGAACAATTTAAACCTAACCCAACTACGTAAATTTTTATCGATCTATTTATTATTAAAAGAATAGAATGGGAACTCAATTAGACTTTGATTCAACTAAACGTTTCAGAGATGTTATATTATCAAAAACATTGTCTGTACCAAACGGCCCACAAACGTTTAATTCAACAAATTATACAGTTAGTAATTTAAGAACTCTTCCGGATATTGATTCGGGGGCGGTTGATAATAATAGAGCCCAAGATCTATTAACCCCTCAAACAACAAACATCTTTAAACCATTAGACTATATGGTTAAAGATAATTTATTAACACAACCAAGACGAGCAAATCTACAATTATATCCATATTTCTTAGGTGGACAAGAATATAGTTTGATTAGTATTATGAATACTTCAAATTATGATACCGAATCGGAATTAATGAAATTCGCGGCATCTTATATTAAAGATCCACAAAACGGGCCGGTAAACGCTAGAATTCAACAAAATATTTATAGAACAACCGTAGGTAAACTTAGAGTTATCGACGCGTTGGAAGGTAATACCGCAACATTAGTTAATCTATTCACCGGTAGAGAACCATTGATCGAAGGAACATCAAATATTACCGTAGCAAACACATTATTAGGTAAGGGTGTTGATTTTTTACAAACTGTTACAGGGGTAGAATTTCCATGGACTGAAATCCCGGGTGATTATTTATCAAACCCCCAACGTCCAACAAACTTTAGACCTGAATCAACAACACAATCCGGTGCATTAATACAAGATGTAACCGGAGTATTAGGTTCTATACTTGGAATACAAAGAAGGCCAAAAATGTCACAAAAACCGTCTGATTTGTTTATTAATTATATGGGGGAAAGACAGAAATCTATTCTTTATGATAATTTATTATATTCAAAATATGCACCAAACTATACCACTACCGCCAGATCTCAAAATTCGTCGAAATTATTTAATTTCATTGATAATTTTGCTCAAGGTGTAAGAAATACCTTCGGTATGGAAGCCCCCCAAGGGGGGTCTTATATCGGGGATGATCGTGGTGAAGATGTTAAATTTGCTATGAGCGACTTTAATGACAGACCGGTTAAAAGTCCATATTACCTAAGTTTAATGTTCGACCCAGTTCAAGCTAAATTATTTCAAAGAACTAAGAGTATTGTTGAAGGAAGTTTACCCGGAAGTGATCTTACATGGATAAGTTCAAAATCAAAAAATAAACCAAATAGTTCTAATTTAGTTGATCAGTCAAGTCAAATTACATTTAGATCGGGATCAATATTAGGTATAACACAAGATATACTAGAGACATTACCGGGAGATGCCGGTGCTTCCAGATCACACGTTGCTAATGTAATCGATCAAACAAGTAGAGTATTCCGGGAAGGTGATCAAATGATCTCCAGAGGTAGTGCGGTACAATATGTAAATAAATTTACTCATCAAGAAACTGGTGTTGAATATTGTCGGGTTTGGACAAAAGATAGTCCATATCTACATAATTCCGACACTATGAAAAGAACTGATCTAATTAGAAAATATAGTGGAAGTATTTTAACCGCCCCATGGAATTTAAATATATATCCAAACTCGAATGGAACAAAGGGTGATGACGCTTTCAGTGCATCAACAAATATCGTAAAAAACCCCGGAGGGGGGTTCTACGCTAAGAAATATATGTTCTCGATTGAGAATTTAGCTTGGAAGACATCAAACACAGCGGGATTTACATATAATGATTTACCATATTGTGAACGTGGCCCGAATGATGGTCGTGTAATGTGGTTTCCTCCATATGATTTAAAGGTAACTGAACAAAATTCTGCCAAATGGGAATCAAATACCTTCTTAGGAAGACCGGAACCGGTATATACCTATCAAAATACTGAAAGAAATGGTACGGTATCATTTAAAGTGATTGTTGACCACCCCAGTATTTTAAACTTAATGGTGAGTGATTTATTTAAAGGTATGTCAGATGAAGAATCTGATAATTATATTAATGCGTTCTTTGCCGGGTGTGTTAATGTGGATTTTTATAGTTTAATAAGACAATACCCAACATTATCTCAAACAGATATTAATACAGTTAAAATGTTTGTTGGTGGATCAAAAGATCCAAATACTGCATCAACAATAAAAAATGAGATATTACCCCCTGTTCTACCAACTAAACCAATTAATGTTGATACAAATAAAACTGTAAAACATAGTTTTAATACAACTCTATATTATAATGATAATTACCCGGGGGCAAAAGGTAGTGGTGTTCCAAATGAATTATATACTAACGATAATTTTACATCATTATACAACGGATTTTTAAATAGTGAGGCACAATATACAACTGATTTAGGACGTGGTTTAAACTTTTTATTATATCCAAGTACAGGTCAAATTTGGGGGCCAATAAGAAAACACGATTACAAATCAATATTTGGACATGATCTTGATACGTGGCCATCTAATCCTGATGATCTAAAATCAAAAATGTTTACGGATTTAGATAATGCGTTCATAGAATTAACAAAAAATTATAGTGATTATACAAATACCTTAAATGAAATAAAATCTGGGTTATCGGGAAATACTATAAGTAATATCACTTTAAACCTATTATCCTCAACATCATCGGTTGATACCTCAAATTATAATTTAAAACTTTCATATAGAAGAAGTTATAGTATTATACTTGATATTATAAATCGTTTATCATCATCGAATTCCAGTACAGATTTAGTAACATGGAAAAATACTGTAACTCCAAACGATATTACGTCCGTTGAGTCTGATATTACATTTAGTTTTGCAGATTTAGGTTATAATTCTGATGGTACATTTATTATTAATTATGTAAAAAATATGGGAGAGCAATCACCCGGAAGTCATGGTGTTGATTGTAGTCAAGCAAATCAAATATTACTTAATTCACCTGAACTTAAAAGAACAGCAATAACTAATTTCTATTGTAGACAATCTGAAGTAACTTTAGAATATTCAACTAAAGATTCAACCGATACAAAAAATGACCCAATAGCTATGATGTACGCCTCTTCAAGTACAACATTACCTAAAACGGCACTACCAATGTCAAGCGAAAGGGCAACATCAAAAAAAACAACCCCACCGATAGATGAATTGAAAAAAATAGTTATGAGATCATTATCGGAATGTTATTATTTTAAAAAACTCGAAGATATTAGTCCAATTCAATTTTCCTCATTAAGGGAAAAATTGAAATATTTCCATCCTGCATTTCACTCAATGACCCCGGAGGGGTTAAATAGTAGGTTAACATTTTTACAACAATGTGTTAGACCCGGGGACACTATGCCGATTAAAGGTATCTCAGATGAGAGTGATCTTAGAGCTAGAAATACGACATTTGGCCCTCCACCAATTTGTGTAATGAGAATTGGTGACTTCTACCATTCCAAAATTATTATTAGAGACGTTAATATCACATTTGAAGAAGGAATTTGGGACTTAAACCCTGAAGGTATAGGTGTACAACCAATGTTAGCGAACGTGACCTTACAGGTCTCATTTATCGGTGGTCATGGTATGGAAAAACCGGTTGAAAGATTACAAAACGCATTATCATCAAACTTCTACGCAAATACTGAGGTTTATGATCCTAGAGCGACATCAACTCAAGATGCTGAAGGATTAAAACTTAATAAAGAACAATATGAAAGAGTTTTATCAAACCCGCCATATGAAGAATTACTTCCAGTTAGTAAAATAACGGACACAAATAAAGTAATTGAAGGGACATTTATCGGATTTTTTATTAATAATGGAACAACATTATCATATAATGAAACAACAAATGATGTATTTGATTATGTTTCATCATATTTTAAGTCATTTCAATCTGGATATAATGCTTTAATTACAAAATATGGATTAACCATTGCTTCAATGTTTTTATCTCCGACATATAGATCAATTTATGAATATGACGTATCCGGAAGTGGAACAATTAATTTACTTGGAGAATACCCAATTGGACAAGAATTTGAACAATTATCAATGAAATTTAAGAATGATATGATATCAACCATAAATTTATCGACGGTTAATTTAACAACATTATTTGGATTTAATAGTTTTATGTCTGCATCTGAAATCACATCATCCGAATCTTTATTAAAACCATATGTTACTGGGGCAATTAACGATCTCATTGATGGATTTAATAGTTACAAATCAACTGGAATAACACCTATTGAAACAGAACGCAATAAACTCATTTTAACATTAGATAAATTAAATTTTCTTGTTGATTATCATGAGGATGGTATGATTGATAAGGGAGTATCAAAAACCATTGTTAATAGTACCCCTATTGTTGGTACTGAAATATATGATAATTATTCTAAAGTGATTAGTTTTATTACCGATAATGCCTCAAAATTTTATGAAGATCTAACTCCGGTTACATATAATTTTAAAACATCAACTATGACGGTTAACGACATGGAAGGATTTTTAAAAACATTATTGAGATATAAAATTTCAGGGATAATTGAATTATATAAAACCCGTCCAAATATCTTCTCTCAAAATACTATCAATATGGTTGGAACAACGTTGGATTTATATATTCCATATCCTGAAAGTGAAAAAACATTTAATTTCAAATATCCAATTACAAAAAACGATTTTGTAGCTACTTATGATGTAGTGGGTGATCCAATATTAATTATCAACACATTGGAGAGTCAAGAGTTAGCTAAAGTATTTAATACATCAAAATCACCTTTAACAAATAAATTAAATTTTTATAGATAATGAGCAACCAATATTTTGATAGATACCAATATTTTTATACGGAAGGATCATTTAATATCGTTCCCGGAATTAATATACCTTTTAAATCAACAGATCAAGTTGTTCAATTTAAAAAGAATATAGACAGGTTGGATAAAATATCACAGGATAAATACAATTCCCCTCTTTTTGGTTGGTTAATTTTATTAGCAAACCCAACGGTGGGAAGTATTGAATTTGAAATACCGAACAATTCATTACTTAGGATACCATTTCCTTTAGTATCAACTTTACAAGATTATAAAAAAAACGTAGAATTGTATAAATTATATTATGGGGAATAATAACTTAACGTCAACGAATGATATTCTAATTAAAACCGACCAAAACAATTTGATCTTTATTGATCCAAATAGTGTTGTATCGGATGGTAATGTCGTGCCAAGGAGTGTTGAACCGGAAAACTTAATGATGTATGTTAATTTAGAAGCCGATTTAATACCACGAACAATTCTAGCAACAAGTAATAATCAAGAAACTTTATTATCAATAGCAAAAGGTAATTTAAATTTCATGCAAAATGGTATTAGTGGTAAAGATTTCGATACTACATGGACTAATCCATATACTGAATTTAAAGGTAAGACAACGAACGATATATTTCGTCAAAATGATGAAACTGGACAAAGTTTCGGTATTGACAGTATTTCAGTAGTTGTTGGTGGAACAAATTTTATTCCCCGAGTAACTATTAAATTTATTGATGTTAGAGGTAAAACACTATTTGAATCACCCGAGAATTCACCATATAAAGCGTTCTTTCATTTACCTTGGCCAATTTTTTATCTAACAATTAAAGGTTATTATGGTAAAGCATTAAAATATAGATTACATTTAATTAAATTCAATTCAAAATATAATGCATCGTCCGGAAATTTTGAAATTGATTCAAGTTTTGTTGGATCAACATATGCCTTTATGACTGACATACCATTAGAAGGTATTTTAAATGCCGCATATATGTATAAAGTTAAGGTTGGTGACCCGGGAGCAAAAGATAAGGATGGTTATATCGAACAAAAAATAAAGAGGTCAACAAAAGGATACCAAACATTATCTGCGGTATATCAAGAATATAAAAATAAGGGACTATTACCAAATGATTTTCCTGTAAAAACCCTGAGAGAAATTATCATTACCGCGGGTAGGTTAAATAAAATTCTCGAAACAAATGTCTTTAAAACAATAATTGATCATAAAGCGTTGGCAGGAATAAAGGATTATGAAAATGATTTTATGACTCTTAATTCAGCGGTACAACAATGGAAAAGTAGAAATCTGGTAAATGCTTACATATCTTATCCCGGTAAACCATATTTCGAATTAGTGGATAAAAATAAAAATAATATTAATTTAGTGGTTGGTGACGGTAATGGTAGTCTCGAATTGATATTAAAACGGGCAACACTAAATTTGGATAATAACGTGGTATTTGGATTAAAAATTGATAATTCACTTATTATTGATAAAGATTTACACACGCATACCATTTCTCTCGAAAAATTAAAAAATATAAAGAATTTTTACATACAAGGTAAAGACGGATTAAATAATCCTGTAATTGGGGTTGATATTACATCAATACAAGATATTATTGTCAATGCAAGTAAAGATTATACTGCCCAAAGAAAAAACTTAGAAGACTTGATTGAGAAAAAGATGAATACCATTGTTAGAGATGATGTAAATGGTATCGGATTTGAACCAACAATTCGTAATATTTTCGGGGTTATAATGGCTAATGCTGATGCATATATTCGATTATTAAAAGATGTACATCAAAAGGCATATGATCAGGGAAATGATAGAAAAAAGGTGTTAAAAAATGTTTTAACAGATAAATCTACGAATAGTGAAGACATATACCCATGGCCGGAAGTAAAAAAACAAGGATCGGACGGAGCACAATCGGTATTGATGTATCCGGGAAGTTTAGAAATGATCGGAAAATTAAATTCAGATAATCCAATATTATGGCCGGAAGTTGATTTCGTTGAAAATTATTATCAAGTCTCAACCAAGAAAAGTGACGGATTAGAAGATAAGCAAGGTACGCCTGAAAATTTAATTTACGTTTTTGATGATGTAAATACTGTTGAAAATAAACAGTTATGTTCATTTACAGAAGTAATGAATATTATTCCATATACTGATAAATCCACCATATCAATACTATATGAACTTTTCGAACGTGGAAGATACCTAACGTCATATAATTCGTTTGATAATAATACAATAGTTGAGTTATCAAACATTGAATTTGACACTTTGAAGGAACAAATAAATGAAGACGCTTACCTTATTAATTTTCTTAAATCTAATATTCATAATATTAATGAGTACACTACCAAAATGAAAGAAAACTCATTATATGATAGATTTCCTTATTTAATTAGTCAGGAGCCAACAATTCCATATATTGTTAATGGCGTTCAAAATGATTTTAAAATTGAAAAATATGATAAATCAATTAAAAACGTAATTCACGATACCGATTATACCAATTTATCAAATTATCTTTTGAATTACAAACCGGAAGATTACAGATCATCAATTTATCCATTTAATTCAAAAACCTACCTAACATATTTAGGACAAAAGACATTTAATCCTAATAATTTACTATTAAATAAAATGTTATCAATTAGTAATGAAGATGGGTTCATAAATTCTCCATTAGACGGAATGATGTGGGTAAAGTCATCCACAGGAAATTTAAACCTTTTTAATAGTAAGATTAATTTTAATACCGAATATGGAGAAATAAAAAAATCAATTTTAAACACGCCATATTTTCACAAACAATTATATACTGATTTTATTAGTAGCAATAATATTGACGGAAAATACACTGGGTCGGCTTATTTATTATTAAATTCATTACCCTTTGTTGATTTAGATAGTAAAATATCGTCAAGCGTTCTTGATAAACAAGTAAATAACGGTCAACCTACAATAGATTTAACTTTAGTCTCAAGTATTTTTAGAGAAGTTGGATCAACACATTTTGTACCATATCATTTAATATTAAAATGGGGATCAATATACCATAGATATAAAAAATATATAACTGAATCAATAGATATTATAAATGGAATAACAGTCCCAATCGATATTAATTTATTTTTTGATAATTTGTTGAATAGAACATACTCAACAATTCCGGGGGTTAATAATAATATTGTAATGACAGTAAATCCATCAACAAAAAATAATGTCGGATTATTTCCATATTATCAAAATATATTTAATGGAATTGTAAATGGATATGAATTTTTCGATCAAGGATCAACAGGTGCAACTTCACTATATACAGAAACAATAACTAAAGGGGGTAATAATCTAATTTATGAAAATAATGGATTATTCACGTCATGGGCATCATTCATTGATAACACAAAATATGATGAAAACGATTTAAGATACACTTTATTACCATCAAACGGTCACATTACAATAGAGTCAAGTGATTACTCCTTATCGATTCAAGACAGTTTTAGATGTATATGGACGGCAGATATTCACGATGAGGTTGATTATTCTATACAGACATTTCCAACACCCGATCAATATTTTCGTTCAATAAATAATGAATATTCATTATCATCTAATAATAAGAAAGTATTTGATTTAATTGCCACATTTAAACCCGACATATTGGACGAGTTCGAACGAATGTTTTTAGATTTTGCCGGTGAAAGGGTTAACACTGAGTTAACATATAATCCCCTTAATATCAAATACTCTAATTTTCAAGAACTTTTAAAAGAGATTGTATCGATTGATATTATATCTAGTATGACCGGGTTAACAACCGGGGATTTAATTAACGTACTTAAAAATAACCAAATTAGTAATTTAGAGAGTTTATCAACACATATGGTGTCTAACGATAATTTAGTTAAAATAACGTTGGGAAACCCGAGAGAAGTTGACACATACGTATTAGACGGATTCATTCATACTTATAAACAAAATTTACCATTAAATAACTTCAATGAATCACAAGTATTACCAAACGTAAATAATATTAAACTATTTTTAGGCGAAGATTTAGATGGATATTATGTCGATTTTTTCAGAGTGAATAATATTGAATTAAACAATGAAAATATTAAACAATTCAGATTAATTATTTTCATCTATGCCGGATTGAGAGCAAATAATCAATCATTAAATAATAATAAGTTAATTGAATATCTTACGCCAATTTTTTCCACTACATCAACAAACCAATTAACGTTATTTTTAAATAACATTATTTCTAAATTCAGTAGTTTGAAATACGATGACGGAAAGGATACATTAACAGCAAATAAGGGATATAATGAGGATCCAATAAAACTGGAATTATATAACTATTTTAAATCATTTAACGATAAATGGGTTGCCGGTAATTCTTTAGGTCAACGATTATTAATGGAAGAATTTCTATTTCTGGATCGTGCAAATAAAGATGTTGGTAATTTAGTGTATCTTGATATGATTAAATTATTATCATTAACAAATAGAAAAAATAATGACATTAATCTGTTTAGTGCAATAACTTTACTTATACAAGATAGCGGATTTGACATCCGGGTTATCCCGGCATATGTTAATTTTTATCAAACCAACGTAAACGGTAAAGTTAAGGTTGCTCCATCGAAAACAATTGCTCAAACTATGTTTGGAACATTCTTAGAAGTAGATTATGAAGACGCTACCCCTAAAACAATTTTACAATATATTGGCCCGACATCAAAACATCTTGATATGTCTGACATCAGTAAAAACTATTATATGTTCAAGGATGATGGATTTAATATTGGAAGTGCAAGTAAAAACCCAATAATTATTACACCAGATATTTTTAGAGGTACGGATTTTACAAATTCAAATAAAGTAGTTGCATTTGAAGTTAGTTTCGGTGATCAAAATCAATCTATTTTTAAATCAGTAAATTTAGACCAAACGTCAATAAGAAACACTTCAGAATCCTTTAAAGTATTGGAAAGATTAGGAACAACTGAAACAGGATCAAGTACAGCACAAATTGATGTTGGATTATTTGATATTTTTAGACAATCATCGTACCAATGTGAAGTTACGTGTATGGGTAATGTAATGATTCAACCAACAATGTATTTTTATATCAAAAACATACCACTATTCCGGGGATCATATTGGATTACTGAAGTTACACATAATATTAAGCCAACCGGAATCGAAACTTCATTTAAAGGAACAAGAATACCCAGAGAATCGTTGCCAAAACCAGAAGACTCATTCTTAGCTAGTTATCGTGGATTCTTCGATAGAATGAGTGCTACCGCAAAGACATTAACAAAGAATGAATTAACGGGGGTAACCACAAATAATACCGGAATTACAAATACGAGCACAACGATTACAACAAATAAAGGGTCTAGTACTACCGATATGGGAGTAACACGAATTCCGGGTGAAACATTAGTAAATGATTATGGTATTACTGATTATAAGATAGCTTACAATGGATATACCGGGTTTAATGAAATTCAATTAATAAATTATAAAGATACTGGTCAATGGTTAAGATCATATGTTACCGGAATTAAAACTTCGGATAATATACATATGACTATGTTTAAAACCCCAACAATATGGGGTGAAATTAAACAATATGAAAAAACACAAAACTTTTATATAACTCATTTTGATACTAATTCACCAGATATTATATCAACCTATACTAAAACGGAATTTTTAAACCCAAAACAAATAATATCAACACCACAAAATCCGATTTTAACTATAAATTCGATTATCGATCCGATAACAAATACATATTCTGGCCCGATTAGTTCTGGAATGGGAATTTCACTTTCCCAACATTTAATGAACGAATTGGATGTTAAAATTGGCGAAGTCATTTATTTCCGTCTGATTAAATGAAATTAAGGAAAATTCAGATATTTATATAAAAAAAATATGACAGACATTAAAGAAGTGTTGGATAGTTTTTTAAACAAGCCAACCACATCAAAAAAAATAATCGATGGTGAAGAAGAAGTTTGTGATCTTCAAACCGGTGAATGTTATACAATAAGATCCGTAGACGGAATCGTAGAAAGAATCAATAAAAAATATGTTACCGAAGACGGTAGACAATTATTAGGGGACTAAGCCATGTTAGAAAAACAACTACAAGAAGAATTGAATAGGTTTAACGGTATTAATAAATACGTAAAACAATTAATGAATGAACAGGCACCACCAATTCCTGCTGACCCAAATGCAACCCCACCACCTCCGGGTGGTGATGTTCCTCCCGAAGGTGCGGGTGGTGAACCGGAAGATATGGGTATGGGTGCCGGAGCTGATCCGGGAGCTGATCCGGGTGCGGATCCGGGTGCGGATCTTGGAGCTGATATGGGTGATGAAACAAGTGATGAGGTTTCCTCTGATACTGAATCGGATGATACTACCGAAGAGATTGACATTACCGATTTGGTTAATATGACGAAAGACATTAAGAAACAGATTGATGCGGCTTCTGACAGTAAAATCAATGATGGTCAACAAATGAACAACGTTTTCTCGAAATTAGGTGAATTGGAATCAAAATTAGCTGAAATGGATAACATTCTAGCGAAAATTGATCAATTGGGTATGGAAGTAAAAGAAATGAAGCCAAAAACGCCAATTGAAAAACTGGAAATGCGTTCACTCGATTCATATCCGTTCAATAAGAAACCGGATGATTTTTTCAGAGAAAAACAAGGTGAGATGAGAGCGTCAGGTAAAAATGAATATGTTTTAACCAAAGATGATGTTGAAAATTACGGAAGAGGTCAAATCACAAAAACATTTAATCCAACCGAAAGTAATTATCTCAATTAAACCGGGGGTTACAAAAATATTTTCATTTTATTATGAAAAATAATCAAGTCTGATTTTGTTATCAGACTTTTTTTTTGTATATTTTGTATTATAGTAAACAATTACTAATTTAAAAACAATTTATTATGGCAACACCAAGTACAGGTACAAGTAGCAAATCGTTCGACTCAGTAATGGCACAGTATGAGAAGAACAAACAGTCCGCAAGCGGAAATGGAAAAGAAAGAATGTCTGAAGAAGATCGCCTTAAAAGGTATTTCACAACAATTTTACCTAAGAATTCAAAAGGTGAAGAAAGACACATTCGTATTCTGCCAACAAAAGATGGATCATCTCCATTTGTTGAAGTAAGATTCCACGAAATGTTCGTGGATGGAAAATGGGTAAAATTATATGACCCTGCACAAGAAGGTAAACGTTCACCTTTGAACGAAGTTCGTGAGAGTCTGTTAAAAACAGGCGTAGATTCTGACAAAGAACTTGCAAAAGATTACCGTTCAAAAACATTTTACATCGTTAAAATTATTGACCGCGACAATGAAGCCGATGGCCCAAAATTTTGGAGATTTAAATATTCAGTAAAAGGAGATGGTATTTTTGACAAAATAGTACCAATCTACCGTAACAAAGAAGATATCGCTGACCCGGTTACCGGTCGTGACTTAATTCTTTCATTGGTATTAGCGAAAGCTAACAATGGTAAAGAATATACCACAATTAACTCGATTCTGAATGATGACCCGAGTGCATTATCAAAAGACCCGGTACAATTGAAAGCATGGTTGGATCATGATTTAACATGGTCTGATGTTTATACAAAGAAACCGGAAGATTATCTTGAAATGGTGGCTAAGGGTGAAACTCCAAAATGGAGTAACGACACTAACGGTTGGGTAGCTAAAACCCAAGAAGAAGACACTATTGTCTTCCCGATTAAGAAATCTGAACCACCGGTTGCCGATCCTCAAGCAGGTGAACCACCGGTTGAAGAAGAAGAATTACCATTTTAATATGGACAACTATCTGGACAATAATCAGGACACAATTCCTCGATTATTGTCCTGATTATTAAATAATAAGCGATAATGTCCAAGTATCTGGACAAAATCATACATAAAATGACAAGGTTGGACATGGTGTCCAAGTTTTTGTCCAAGTTAACAACATATATATTATGGCTATTAAGAAAAATAGTTTTTCAGACATAAAAAAGAAATTTTCGAAAGAGGCAGCATTTAAGGAAAATAGGTTTTTTGACCTTGGAACTGCATTTTTGGATGCTACCGGTATTCCCGGCCCGTCTATGGGACATTTAAATATGTTTCTCGGTCACTCCGATACCGGAAAGACCACGGCTTTACTTAAAACTGCCGCAGACGCGCAAAAGAAAGGGATTTTACCTGTTTTTATTATAACAGAACAGAAATGGGATTTTGCTCATGCAAAGATAATGGGTCTTGATTGTGAAAAGGAAGTTGATCCAACAACCGGAAGTATAACTTGGGATGGATTTTATCTATTTAACAATGACTTCCAATATATTGAACAAATTACAGATTATATTAACCTTTTATTGGATTCTCAGGAAAAAGGTGAGTTAGACTATGACTTATGTTTCTTATGGGATTCTGTGGGTTCTGTGCCATGTAAAATGACATATGAAGGTAAGGGTGGAAAACAACATACTGCCGGAGTTTTAGCTGATAAAATTGGAATGGGAATTAATCAAAGAATTACCGGATCGAGAAGAGAAGATAAGAAACATACAAATACTTTAATTATTGTAAACCAACCATGGGTTGAATTGCCAGATAATTCATTTGGTCAACCAAAGATTAAAGCTAAGGGTGGTGAAGCAATTTGGTTGAATTCAACCTTAGTTTTTTTATTTGGTAATGAAAAAAATGCCGGAATTAGTAAAATTTCACTCACAAGAAATAAAAGAACAATTTTTCTTGGAAGTAGAACTAAAATTTCCATTATTAAAAATCACGTAAACGGAAGTGGATTTACTGATTGTAAAATTATGGTAACTCCTCATGGGTTCTTAAAAATGACAACTCCGGACGAAGAAAAAAAGTCAAAAGAAAAGTATTACAAAGATAATGCCGAGTATTTCAGTTTTCTCTTTGGCGAAAAAGTTAGTGACACGGATGATATTGAATTCGGTGAAGCTGAGATATTAATTGAAGATTAACGAACAAGAAAAAAAATGGCAACATTAGTTGTTGATGGTGATAATCTACTAACAATAGGTTTTTACGGGGTTAAAAATTGTTTTTTTAAGGGTACACATATTGGGGGAATATTCCATTTCCTCAATATCCTTAGAAAATTTATTGACGAATATCATGTAGATAAAGTAGTTGTATTTTGGGACGGTTTAGATGGATCAAAATCACGTAAGATGATTTATAGTGAATATAAAGAAAATCGTAAAAACAAAGTCAAATCCGAGGAAGAAATTAACTCCTATCAGTATCAACGAAACAGAATTAAACAATATCTTGAAGAATTATTTATCCGTCAAGGTGAGTTTGATTATTGTGAATCAGATGACGGTATTGCATATTACGTACAAAATTCAAAAGGTGAAAAAAAGATTGTATTTTCATCTGACGGTGACTTAACACAGCTTGTTTCTCTTGAAACCACCATTTACAATCCAATACACAGAAAATTTTATAAACCAAAAGATCCAATTGAGTTTGAGCATGAAACAATTTTAGTAGATAATGTATATCTGGTGAAAATGTTGTGTAATGATCATTCGGACAACATCCCCGGAATAAAGGGTCTGGGAATCAAAAAAATTATCGAACTTTTTCCTGAAATAAAAACCCAAGTTTTAACTTTGGATTATATTAGGAACAAAACTCTCTATCTCTTCGAACAAAACCATGAGAACAAGTTACTACAAAATTTAGTAACCGGGACAACAAAACGTGGAATGTTAGGTGAAGAATTTTACGCGACCAATAATAAACTAGTTAACTTAACCAATCCAATTTTAACTGATGAAGCAAAAGAAAACATATTGCTATTATTCAATGATGTTTTAGATCCGGAAGGCCGTTCATACAAAAATACCATGAAAATGATGATGAGTGACGGAATATTTAATGTCCTTCCAAAATACGAGGATGCTTGGATAAAATTCTTAAATCCGTTCCTCAAATTAACAAGAAAAGAGAAAAATAATTGTTTATCAAAAAATAAAAACGAACGATTAGCAATAAAATAACATAACTAAAAAATAAACAAATGGCAACAGAATACATACCCGAAATTAGTAAGTTCGAATTCATATTAACTTTGGAAAAGAACATCATTATCCAAAGATTTTTCAACGTTAAGGATTATAACCCGAAGTCGAGAAGATCATTAGATTTGTACTATTGTACACAAGAAATCTGCGAAGAAATTTCGGAAGATTTAAAACTAAAAAGTTTGGAATATATGAGTGAAAATCTCGGTTATTTTACCGATATAGAGGTTTTACCCGCATCAGAAATTAGTCGAGAAGAGAACTATTTGCTTGAAATTAAACTCGGCGACGAAGTATTTATTTCTAGGATATTTCCCGCCCAGTACTTCCATCCCAAGGCTAGGTACTCGGTAAATATCAGAACCAAAATAAGACGAATTCTTGCTGATTTAACCGATGTCCTTTCTTCAGAAGAATTAGAGACAGCTTATCTTCAGTACGAAGAATTATAAAAACTAAAAAGGAAAAGGAATTTTATGGATGAAAAGAATTTTGGCCATTTAGGTCAAACATTTCAAATGTCGCTCTTAAAAACGATTATTGAAGATAAAAAATTTGGATCTACAATTATCGATGTAATGGAAAGTACGTACTTTGACGGGCCGTACTTCCGTTACCTTATGCAGAACATTAAGGAAATGCATACCCTATATCCCAATGAATCCACCGGATATATTACGTTGGAACATAAGATAAAAAGTGAAAATATTAAAGAAACAACATATCAAATACATCTTGATACTTTAGAATCAATTAAAACCCATGAGGTTGAAAATCCATCTAAGATTAAAGATCTCGCTCTCAACTTTTGTAAACAACAAGTGTTGAAAAAGGCTATAAAAGACGTTGAGGGTATTATGGCACAAGGCGATTTTGATAAATACAAAGAGGTTGAATCAATTATTCAACGGGCTCTTAGTGTTGGTGTTGCAGTTGATGATGCCCGGGACGCTTTCTTTGATATTTTGGATGCATTACAAGCTGACTCAAGAAAACCCATACCTACCGGTGTTTCCGGAATCGACCGTTTATTAAATGGGGGATTAAGTAGGGGTGAATTCGGTGTTATATTAGCTCCGACTGGGGTTGGTAAAACAACTATGATTACTAAAATAGGTAATTCTGGATATAATGATGGTGCCCATGTACTACAAGTGTTTTTCGAAGATAATACTAATAATATTCTCAGAAAGCATTATTGTATTTGGACAGAAATTACCCCTAACGAACAACCATTCAGAGCTGATGAGGTGAAAATGAAAGTTGAAGCGGCACAAGAGAGATCAACCGGTTCATTAAAACTTTTAAAACTCCCAAGTTTCGGAACAACCGTATCCGACATTAAAAACAAAATAAGAAAAATGTTAGCCGAGGGTGATAAACTCGATTTACTTCTTATAGATTATGTCGATTGTATTTCAAGTGAAGGTGCCGTTTATGACGAAGAATGGAAAGGTGAAGGAGCGGTCATGAGACAACTTGAATCCATGTGTGATGAATTTAACATTGCGATATGGATTGCAACACAAGGTAATCGTGCATCAATTGCATCTGAAGTAGTTACTACTGATCAAATGGGCGGTTCTATTAAGAAAGCACAAATTGGTCATGTGGTTATTTCAATAGGTAAAACTTTGGAACAAAAAGAACATAAAATTGCAACCGTTACATTACTTAAATCACGGATTGGCCCGGATGGAATCGTATTTGCAAATTGTACGTTTGATAATGAATTTCTTGTTATCGATACTGACATTCAAAATACTATGCTTGGTTTTAATGAAGGAAAACAGGAAGAAAAGAAAAACCGGGCTCATGACGTGTTTAAAGAACAACTTGAACGTAAAAAAAGAGAAGAAGACTTTGCGGCCTACAAACTAAAACAATCCGCACAAGATACACAATAAATTATTAAACAAATCACATTATGAGCTTTAGAAATATTAAAGTCCCTTGGGGGGAGATAGGATACGTTACCTTTAAACGTACCTATTCAAGACGATTAAAAGAGGAAGATCCATCATCAAAAACCGAGGAATTTTGGCAAGTAGTTCAACGAGAAATTGACGCATCTGACAAACAATTAAAAGTAGGATTTACCGAAGAAGAAAAACAACGATATGGCGAATTGAGAATGAACCTTAAATTTACAACCGCAGGTCGTTTCATGTGGCAATTGGGTACTAAGACCGTTGATAAATTGGGGTTACCATCACTACAAAATTGTTCTTTCGTTGTCGTAAATGACCCAATTAGACCCTTTACATGGGCATTTGAAATGTTGATGTTAGGTAGTGGGGTTGGATACAATATTCAGAAACAAAATGTCTATCAATTACCTAAATTAAAAGGAAAATTAAAGATCGAAAGAAAAGATACCAACGACGCTGATTTCATTGTACCAGACACCCGGGAGGGTTGGGTTAAATTACTTGGAAAAGTATTAAAGGCACATTTTTATAGTCAGGACAATGGTTTTACATATTCGACTGTTTGTATCAGGTCAAAAGGTGCTGTAATCAAAGGATTCGGAGGAACTGCTTCCGGGCCAGAAGATCTTTGTTGGGGTATAAATGAGATTCATAAAATCTTAAATTCAAGAGCAAATAAGAAACTTAGACCGATAGATTGTCTCGATATAATGAATATAATCGGAGCAATTGTCGTTTCAGGAAATGTTCGTCGTTCAGCACAAATAGCCATTGGCGATTATGATGATTTGGACTTCTTGAAATCAAAAAGATGGGATTTAGGACAAATACCTAATTGGAGAGTAATGAGTAATAACTCAATAGTTACCCCGGAAAATATTGACGATATTCCTAACGAATTCTGGGATACTTACAATCAAGGTGAACCTTTTGGTTTAATTAATTTGGAATTATCGAGAACAATCGGAAGAACCGGTGAAACTCAATATCCAGACCCAGATGTTGAAGGTTTTAACCCATGTCAACCCGGATTTGCCACATTATTAACTAAGGATGGTGTAAAATTATTTGATGAAATAAATGTTGGCGATGAAATTTGGTCTAAAGAAGGTTGGACAAAAATTTTAAATAAATGGTCTACCGGAATTAAACCAGTATATAATCATTATACTACCGGTGGAGTTTTTGTTGGTACAGAAAACCATAAAGTTGACACACCAGATGGCAAAATTGAAATTAAGGATGCAGAATCTATTTTAACGATTGGAGGAAATCCTCAAAATAAATGTGATTTTGATAATCAAATTATAATGGATGGTTTATTTTTAGGTGATGGATATCATAAAAAAATGAAAGATAGAACATATACATATCCATGTTTAGTGATAGGTTGCAACGATCAAGATTATTTTACCTCAGAAATATCACATTTAATAAAAAATAGATTTGGAAAAGGAAATAATAGAGAAGATTTTAATGTTGAAACGTCTATTACGTCAGAAGAAAAATTGAAAGCATATGATATAATTATACCGGAAAGATATTATTTAAAAGATTTAAAAACAACATTATCATTATTAAGAGGTCTTTATTCGGCAGACGGTTCTGTTATTTCTCAACATGGTAATAGTTGTCGAATAACATATAAAACAGCATCAAAGAAATTATCGAGACAAGTTCAGCAAATGTTATCATCAATAGGTATAAGATCATATATTACAACAAATAATGAAAAAATTGTACAATTTAAAAATGGTAAATATAAATCTAAAGAATCGTATGATGTAAATATAACAAAAGATTTTATGATATTTAATAATCTTATTGGGTTTATACAAAAATACAAAAATGAAAAGATTATTGAATCAAGTAATAATTATAAGGGAAATAAATCTGAAACATATACATCAAAAAATGAAACAGAATATTTGGGTGAATTTGAGGTATTTGATATTACGGTTGATAATAATTCTCACACATATTGGACTGGTGGTCTTAGTGTTTCAAATTGTGCTGAACAAGGTTTAAATAATTATGAAACTTGTTGTTTGTCTGAAGTGTTCTTACCTAATATTTCAAACTACAATGAACTTTTGGAAGTGTTAATGTACACATACCGTATGAATAAACATTCATTATCATTACCATGTTCACTTAAAGAAACCGAAGCAATTGTTAATAAGAATATGAGAATGGGAATTGGAATGTCCGGGATATTACAAGCAACTGATGAACAAAGAAGTTGGTTAAATGACGCATATCTTTGGTTGAGAGATTTTGACGTTCACTATTCTCTTGCTCATGGATTTCCGCCAAGTATTAAGTTAACCACGGTTAAACCGAGTGGTACTGTGAGTTTATTAGCCGGTGTAACCCCCGGGGTTCATCCAAATCCCGCTGGCCCATATTATATAAGACGTGTGAGAATCTCTACCCAATCACCATTAGTTGAAGTTTGTAGAAAAAACGGTTACCCACTTGAATATAATAAAAGAATCGATGGGTCAGATGATAGATCAACAATGGTTATATCATTTCCATGTAAAGTTCCTGAAACAACGCCGGTTGCAGCAGATTATGGATGGAGAGAACAAATTGATATGATCAGAAGAATACAACGTGAATGGTCAGATAATTCAGTAAGTTGTACTGTTTATTATAAATTGGAGGATCTTGACGATATCAAACAATATCTCCGGGAACATTTCAGAAATGAAATCAAATCTATTTCATTTTTATTGTATCATGGTCATGGATTTGTTCAAGCACCATACGAAACAATATCAAAAGAAGTGTACGAAGAAATGGTATCAAAAACCAATCCGATTACGTCGGTTGAAGTTAATGAAGAGGATATGGACATGCAAGAATGTTCAAGTGGTGCCTGCCCCATAAAGTAAATATATAGGAGTTTGTCCTATCAAAGTCCGCACAATCAAATGTGTGGACTTTTTTTATTTAATATCATTTTAGATTTCAGTATATTTATTTGATATGAGTACATATGGTATAGATTTTCCATTTAGGGATAGTGAACTCGGAAATTATGTTAGAATGACTAACACCCCCGAGAGAGAAGTAAGAGCTGACCTTATTCACCTTTTATTGACCAGAAAAGGATCAAGATATTTTCTACCTGACTTTGGTACTAGGTTATATGAATATATTTTCGATCAAAACGATGCAGTTACCTTTAATCATATTGAAGATGAAATTAGGGAAACAATAAAGACATACATTCCAAATTTAGACGTAAATTCAATAACGGTAGTAAATGCTGAAGATGACCCGGATACAGTAACATCCATGCAACAATTAGAAGATGAGAGATTATTCCGAGTATCAGATGGATCAACAAAACCATATACAGCTAAGGTGAAAATCGATTACACCGTAAATAATGGAGCATTTACCACTTCAGATTTTATAATTCTTAATATATAATGAAATTAGTTAACATATTCGAATCAATTAAATCTGAAAGGGACATGTTCGAAGGATTTAATGAAATT